ATTTAACAACATGTTAAAATCAGAAAGAGTAGAACCCACTGTTATAGTCGGTACTACAGTAGAACTCAATGACTTTATAGTCAATGTAGGATCTACACTTGTCGAAGCTCAAAAGAGTAAGGATTATGTTAACCATAATTTAGGAAACGACAACAACAACAACAATCATCAAGTCAATCAGTTCAATAGGAGAGGAAGGAAAAATAATAATAATGATGATTATTATTATTATGACAACAACAACAACAACAATAACAATTCTAATTACAAATCAGATTTTTATGTAGATAAACAATATAAAGTTGATATGTTAATTAAACAAGGTTATGGATGTAGTTTAAAGACAGATGTTAATTTCAATCATTTACATTCTGGATTAGCAGGAGTCAGAGAATATATAGAACGCAAATTTTATTCTATGATTTCACCTAAAGAACAATGTTTTGAATGCAGTTGTAGTAAAAGATCGATCAAGATTAATTACAAAAATTTATACTTAAACAGACCAGTAGTAGGCGGATTTCCAGCAGATGTATCTAAGTTATCATTACTCAAAAACACTAGAGTGCAAAACAACACTTTTTGCGAGTGTACAGTACAACCAATAGACTTAGAAACATTAAATTTTAAAAATCCTAATTTATTACAGACAGGTTTTTGTGAACACAGCAATGATAAAACATTATTTACAGTAGATACATTGTATTACATATTACCTAATTGTATAGTAAAATTTTTAAAAGATGGACTAAGACAAATTCATGTTTTCCACATGTTCAAAAAATCAAAAGGAGTAGGTTATTTATTCAGAAAAGACGACGATTATGAAGCAAAGTTTTCAATAACGGACGGTTTTGTTACAATGGTAACTAAAGGGAACGATTACACTTACAAACACCCAATAGTAGCCACGACACAAGCACCTTACGTTGATAATGTAGAAATCAATGTTATCAGAGATTTCAAAAGAGAAGATGCCGAAATAGTTAGTAACGTTGTAGGACAAGCTAGATTTTTAGATTTAGCAGGAGAAGCATGTGACTTATTTGATCCTTTATTTTATCTAATGCCTAATAAGTACAGATATCCACATTTAATTTTTAATTATGTGGATCAGAATAATGAACAACAATATAGAATAATGCGAAAGACATATATAGCTTTTCAACCTTATGAAACAATAGATGTAGGAGATTCAATTTACGGTATATTTGAAATGGTCAAAACTTACAATCGTCCTGAACCAGTAGGAAAAAGATTAGTAGACATAGACCCTATCATTGACGAAGACGAGATAGCCAAAGAAGTAGAAAGAATCGATCTAAAAATCAAAAAGGAAGAAGAAATGAAGTTGCAACAAGAATTAATTAAGAATACTCAAGAATTTAAAAAACCATTAATAACAGACATACCTGAAAGAAACCCTGAAGAACCTTATAAAAATCCAAGTTTACAAAGGAAATCAGATGCTTTCGGAGAACAATATATGGCTCAAACAATATTAAATGGATCTTATGCTGACATGTACGAAATAAACACTGAATTCGCATCAGCCACTGAAATAGATTTATCAGAGTTAAAAGAATTAAAGAAAGAAGGAATGTACAGGTTAACGGATTGCATGACACAAAAAGTAACTTATGTTAAAGTATGTAATCAAGAAGATGCTGAATTGTACTTACCTAATAACAAACAAAGAGATAAGAAAGTTATAATCAAAGTAGCAACTATCAATAAATTGGTCAGAAGAATACTGTTAGAATTAAACAAATGTGAAGATGAAGATGAACAAGCAATAGCTAATAGAATGTACAAGTTGAATTTAACATTATGCACCGATAATTCAATTAATTTAGACACAGCGCAAGAATTTATATCACTAGGATTAATTTATGCGAAGAAAATTAGAAGAACTATCAAGTCTATATATACACCAACCAACATCAAAGTATTGAAGAAAGAACAACCAATACCTGATTATTCATGGATAATATATATTTTCATAATAACAATTACTGTAATAGACACATTATTAGCATTTAAAAGAGGGGACAATATATTTGAAACAACTAGTTACAAAGTAATAACAAAAATATTAGTAGGAGGATTTTTGTTCACACAATACGTACCATGGACAATAATAGCACCAATAATATTAGCACTAGTAATTATATATAGAATGTATTACAAGGAAATTGAATTGTATCATATACCTCAAAGATTTAAGAGAATCAATTATTCTTTTTATTCTCATATATTCTTTTTAATTTCATTTTTATTAATAGGGTTAATATTCTCTAATACTAAATTGCCATTACACAAAAATAATACTAGATTAATTTGTCCTTCAGAAACTAGTAGATCAACATTTGCTTTATTTAATTTAAATATTGATGAAGACAACAAACATCAAGCACATGATTTTATATTATTATATAGAAATTACCCAAGTAATTTCATAGCACAATTGAGACATAAATACTCAGGTCTAGAATGTGAAAAAGATGATATAGAATGTCAAGACTTATTAGCAGATAATGTAGAATGTATTGACAAATTTGAAGAATGTTCAAAATACTCAGTATGTCATTTAGCCACTTATTTAATTGGAGAATATCATATAATGGAGAAGAAATATGATTTACCAGCAGCCTTGATAAGCAAATACGCTAAAGAAACAATGGCAGAAATAAGTACTATAGAATTAGATGCTTTCGAGTATACAATTAGAGCAGATAATTATGAATATGACATAGAGAATGCTTATAATCGATACATGAACGTACAAATAGCAAATTTATATTGGAGAATGGCTTGCGCTTATATGTGGATTTTAACAATTTATGTAACAGCTTTCTTACAAGAAATAGATAAATTTATATTTGCAGTATTAGATTTAGTAGATGAACAAGAAAGACATACTTTTCAATTATCTTTTGTATTAGGGTTATGGACATTAACTTTTAGTTATTTATTCAATGTATTTTGGATGTACGCAGTAGGAATGGGTTTAATTATACCTATAATTTTCTTTTATATGTCTAAATGGACAATACAATTTAGCATTTGGTGGACAGATTGGATACTTTTTATAATGATATTACCTATTTACTTAGCTTTACAATTATCTTTATTATTAGTAGATTTCTTGCAAAGACATATTACAGTTTTTAGAAACCCAATGTTCCCATCTATCATAGCATTTTTAATATTCGTATATGCTATGCCTTTTGCAAAGACCCAAACAATTACTAAGTATGAAATAACTCAAAAAATAAAATTACAACAGTTAGAATTACCATCAATAGACAGTATTTGTGTAGAAAATTTACCCAAAATACCTTTTTCTAGTAAATTTTTAGCACCACCTTTTACCATCCATAAAAATCAGAAGAAAACTCAAACAACTAACGCTTGGAAAATCACAACACCAGAAGGAAATTTAGTGAATTTAGAAAAATACAGCCATATTGAATGCAGCTGTAATAATTCAATTAAAACAAAGAAAATGTACAAATTAAATGAAAGCATAGAAGACGTTACAAGACCACATATTTATCATGCATGTTGGAAAAATAATGTATCAGCTTTAATGAGAATGTGCATTGCATCACCCAAACCTGATCCTAAAATTTTAGAACAATTCGCAAAATGGTTTAATGATAATATAATGGAAAATGAAATTAAACCTATGTTGGAAAATTTTGAATATTGCCACAAAGCTTGGTTCAATCATTTGTGTAAGAAGAAACAAGATGAAGTCAAAGAATACTATCCAGAGTTAGCAGAGGATTACAAAGCATTAGATATAGAATATTTAGATAAATATAATACATATACTAATTTTGTCAAATCAGAAAAACAATTCGGAGAAGATTCTAAAACTAGATGTATATGTTCACCAGGACCAGAACATAAATTCATATTAGGACCCGTAACATATGCACTTGAACAATATTTTAAAAAACATTTTTTAGGTTATAAAGTACCATTAAACTGGGAAGATCAGGAAAAAGAAATGAATAGATTACACGATTTAGGGTTTGATGCCACTATACAGTTAGATGGAAAAGGATTTGATATCACACAGCATTATGAAATCAAGAAAATTGTAGATCATGCTATATACAATTTAATACTTGACAAAGTACATCACGTAGACCAAGACATATTCATAGGAGTAGCTACAGCAAAAATGAGAAAAGTAATACCCACATGTATTATTGATGGTGTAGTGAAAGAGTTTGGACACATATACATAGAAGGTGAAACATTTAGTGGTAGCATGGACACAACACTAATGAACACAATTAGAATGAGTTTGTATATAAGGTTTTGTTGTTTTTTAGCAGGACTAGAACAAGAATATGACTACGTACCTTGGATAAAAGGAGATGATTCAGACATAATGACTAAAAGCGAACACATTGAATCAATTAATAAACAAATAAATAACATTTTTATATCTGAAGCAGATTGGTTAAAAGAACCAAATAAAACACATGGATTAGGACAAATAAGCAAATTCGTAAAAATCGGGGGATTCATAGACTTTGATTTTTGTTCAACTATGGTTGTTAGAACTGATACAGGATTTAAAATAATTAGGAAGTTGGAGAATATAGTTAACAAAGAACATTATAGTGTAAAAGTAGGTAGTATGGATTTAGATTCATATAATAATGATTTGTTGTTATCTTCTAAAAAATGGTTAGGCAGTAATAAAACAATATTATCACAATATTTTGAAATGGTTCATCCTTACACTCCTGGAGCAAAAAATATAAACAAAAAAGGAGGAAAGAAATCTAAATTGCAGACAGATTTTACTTATGAAGATCAATATGTAGATTATGATTACATGGTAGATGAACAAAGAACAAGTAACCAAAACTTCACTGACGATGATTTGTATGCTAGTATTTTAGAAATGGTAGATTGCGATAAATTACTATTTTACTATAACATAATACAAGACAGAGTTTCGACTTGTAAGC